TATTTGTGGTTTTAATTCAATTAATCTAGCTTTAAATCTTTGTAACATATATTTATCTGGAAATCTGTAGTATTGATAAATTACTCTATCATATACTGTATCTCTAGCTATTAAATATAAATTTCTAGTATATTCATCATATAAAGGTATATCACAATTAATTTTTGATATTTTTTTTTTAATTATTTTTATTCTTGATTCGATATCTTTTTTAATAAAAAACTTTTCGATTTTTTTTGTTGGTTTATTTTTTAAATAATTTTCTATTTGTTCTACATTTGGTATACGTGCTTCTTGATAATACATTTTTTTCAATGTATCTTTTTTTTCAAAAAAATTAAGAGTTTTATTCTTAGTATCATAAAGTATAACACTCATAATTATAATTAACTTAGAAGTTATTTATTTTTAGAAGATCTACTAATATTTTATAGCGATTTTCTAATATTATTTTATGTTTTTTAATTGTATTTATATTACATTTACAATTGATTTTTCTCCAGCTACTAAAATACTTTGTTTTATGATATTCTATTGCTTCTTTTATTATAGTTAATTCTAAATTTATTTCTTCTAAAATATCATTTACACCTAATAATGCTTTTTTAATTGTACTATTTACTTGTATGTCTTTATATTCATTTACTAATTGCGAAATGACTGTAATATAAAATTCTAAATCAATATCTTTTAAACATTTAATTATTTTTTCTATACCTGGTTGATCATAACTAGTTAAATGAGTAATTAATGTACAAATTGAATTAGTTGTTGATGTTAATGTTTTAATTATAACATTCATACCAATTGCACTTATTATTGATATTGTTTTAGTACTTAATATAAGTGTTTCCATTTTAGTTATATTAATAATTAACATAATTAAAATAATTTATTCAATTTTTATGCATCAAATACATTTGTTTCTTCATCCATATTAAATTTTATTCCTATTATATATCCAGCTCTAAATTTATATTCATGTTGTTCCAAATATTCTTGTAAGTCTTTTTTTGCAGGACATTTTGCTTTTGTAGAATATGATTCTGAATACCAATTCTTGAATAACATATACATTGTTTGTATTTTCTCTTTATCTTTTTCTTTATTGGTTATAGTGATATTTTCTTCAATAAATTCACAATAAATATCACTCGCTTTTTCATATTTCTTAGTAAAGATTTTAACTTTATGTGGTTCTTCTATACCTTCTTTTTTATAATTTTTATAATAAACATTTAAAAATAACCATATTATTGCTTGTTTCCATCTTTCAAATTTTTCTCCAAGATTATAATCTTTGGGAAATTGATTTGGTTTTAACTCCTTCCCATCATATAACCCATTTTTATCTATTTCTACAAATTTACTTTCCCATGGTGTTACTCTTATTCTCCTCCATGTACCACCATCATTTGATGGTATAAATGGTAATTTATTACAAGTTAATATCATTTTGAATTGTGGTATAAATTCTATTGGTTCTTTATATAATGGTCTTGCATATATTGGATCACCACCAGATAATTCTTTCATACAACCTACATTAATTTTATCATCATTCTCTGTTTCTTGAAATACAATACATCTTTTACCTTTAGTTACTGTCATTTCTGGACTAGCAGCATTTGAACTAGCTTTTTTACCAGTTAAAACAGTATTTTTTAATGTACCAAAATAATCTCCTAATATTTTTTTCATTAATTCAACCGTTTTACTTTTACCATTTGAATTCAAAGTACATGTAAAATCACCCATCAAATAATATTGATTTCCAGTTACATGAAATCCATAATAATTATCTTTATTTACATATTCAACATCAATAGATGTCATCAAATTATCTCTATTACATTTTCTAGCTACTGCTTTTTTTCTTTCTAATAAAATAGGAATTTCTTCTAATCTATTACCACTAATAATTGTTCTATAATATGTTCCTTCAACTGGTTCATTTTTACACTTAGATTTATATGCTGAAAATCCTAAAGATCTTGCAAGATAAATTATGTCATCCAATAATTGTTCAGATTTTAAAGTTATTTCATATTGATTACTTATATTATTATTATAATGACCATCTGAATCAATTATGCCTGCTAATAATTTCAATCTATTTTCTCTTGAATTACATTTAAAATCGTGAGGAATATGTTTGTTCCCTAGTAAATCATATTTTTTTAATGCATTTATAAACATATTACTTTCTGCATATTTATTTTCACTTGTAATTCCACACGAATATGCAGAATATTTTTGTAATGTTAAATTGAAGTTTTTAAAATATTTGACTATTTCTAGATCAACTGTGGTAATATTATTATGATATGTATGTTCATCACATAACCAATATCCTATAATGTACGGATCTATATCAACACTTTTTTCCTGAAAATCAACTGGACATTTATATCCTAAAAATAGTCTTTTAACATTAGACGACAATCTTAAATAATCTCTTACTTTAATTCTTAATTTATGTCCCCTTTCGATAAATTTGTCATTTATTTTTTCATTTTCTTCACTAAATTTTATTGCTTCATCCTTTGTCTTAAAAATTTTCTGTTTCATTTTAATTCTTTCTGATTCATCAAATTCACACCATGAATTTATATATGTATTACTTTCTTTGATAATACTAACACAATTATAACCTATGTATTTTAATGCTAATCTATGTTCACTATTTACAATATATGGATTACCTCTTTTTGGAATAATTTTATACATATCATCATTTCCTCTAAATAATTGTTTCACTTTTCTTGGTTTTGAATCATCACCCATTAATAATTCACCAACTTTAATATCTTCTACATTTTTAAGAATACCATCATGCATCATAATTTTTGTTCCTTTAGCATGACATCCATTTCCAGTCCAAATTACAAATTTTTGATCTTTATTATTACCATCTAAATAACTTGATAATAATGTTAATATATATTTTCTCATGATATCTTCTTGCATTATCTTATTAAAATAATCCATTATTTCTTTCATTATTGGATCATTTTTATCATATTCTTTATAATCATATCCAACACTAAATGTTACATAATCATCTGGTGTCCCATCCCTAAAACAATCATTTTTAAGATCATATACACCATTATCAAAACCTAATAAATTAGTATTTGAATTTAATTTTTCTTCAATTTTTGAATCGTAAAATAATATTGCACATTCTCTTATTACCCGTTCTTTAAATGCTGATTTTTTGAGATTTAACATAATATCTGTCATTTTTTTTGCTTTCATTTGTAAATTATCTCTTTCTAATCCTTTTTCTAATGCAATCTTATGATAATAATATGAATTTAAATTTGCAAATTCTGTTGTTAATTCTTCTGATATTTTTGTATTTAATGTATGAGCACTTTCTATTTCTACCCAACGATGATCTTGAAATTCATACCAAATATTATTCTTTATAGATGCACATTTAAATTTATATTTATACAACTCATGTATTACTTTTCCAATATCATATTCGGTACCTGTTTCTGCCTCTTGAATTAATTCATTTATACTTAATCTAATTATTTTTAAATATGCTTCTGGATTATCTTTATAAGCCCATAAATATAATGATCCTATACCTAAACCATCATTAGTAGCATTTTCCCATATGTTTTCACAAGCTAGTTCATCATATTTTGATTTACATTTTTTTGAGAATTTTTTAAAAACCGATAATAAACTATGACTAATATTATGTAATGACCAACCAACCCTAATCCATGTATTATATTCTGTTGCTCTTTTTTTAGAAAGAATTAATGCTAATTTTTTTGCAATCATTATATTCTTATTACTTTCATTAGTTGATTTTTTGTATATATTATTATTTGATGGATCAATGTCATCTTCATCATCAATTAATTCTATTTTTTTCTTTTTTGTATCATATTTTATCAAAATATTTTCTAATTTCTTTTCTAAATTATAATTATCTATATTTTCTCTTATTTGTAACTGATCTTCATCAGTATACTTTCTATTACTAAATAATGTAGTAAATTCATTTTTATTATATCTAGTAATATTATCTTCAGTTAAATCATATTTAAATATATGTGTTAATTCATATAATTGACCTTCATATTTCTTTGATCCATACATCATCCAACCATTTCTATAGACAACACATTTATCTATTACATCACTCAAATTATTTGTATAAGGTATATGCTTAAAATAATTTTTTTCTGTTATAATTTTTTCTAATTCTTCTAATATTAAATATCGCATATTTTTTGATAATGCAACATATGGATAAATTATATGAAATCCATCTTTATATTCTTCTCTATTTTCTTTTTTTTTTATTGATGGTTTTGATTTCTCAAAAACAAATGTTTTAACTTTTTTCTTTGTTAATTTATAATAATTTTTTAAACTTGTATTTATTATATTTATTACTAATTTTATATCATCTATTGTATATTGTCTTTCTTTATTTTCGCATTCGAAATTAAAATCTATATCAACTAATAATGGACCCGTATTTTTGGGTCGCTCTGTCATATATAGATGTATTTTCCCAACTATTTTACGATATTTATTATAAAATTCGTCCAATTCTTCATCTGGTATATTGAATTTACCCCAAGGAGGACCATAAGCAGTATGAGTACATGTTACATTTTTTCCAATTACTTTGAATTTTTGTAAAAATTTATCAAAATCTACACAATATGCTTTTATTATTTCTTTTTCTTTATTATTTTTAGTCATTATACCCTAGAATATATATGACAAAACCTTAAATAATTTATATAATTTAAGGTTATTTTTATTTATTATATTATTCAATTTTTTAATATTATATTAATGATGTATTATTGTCTTAGTATAATTTATATTATATTTATATAGTCTTACTAATCTTAATTATATATTATAAATAAAATTGATTTTAATATAAAATAAAAGTAATATAATAATATTAAGATAATATAAATGTTTTATTGTCCAAATTGTAATAATACATTTGATATAAGAAAATCAGATAGTTCAATTAAAACTAAAAAAAATCAACATGGTGGTAAAAATAATTATGATGATATTATTAATAAATTAATAAATAATAAAATAATATCAATAGATGATATCAAAACAATTGATATTAAAGATTTATTTAAAAATGACAGTTTTAAAAAATTAAATTCTAAACAACAAGAATTTATTTATAATAAAATTCAAGATATTTTACCAGAAAAAAAAATTTTAAAACAAAAACAAATTAATTATCTTCAAAATAATATAGCATTTTTTGTTTGTATGAATTGTGGATTTACCAAAACAATTGAACCAAAAACATTAATATTTAGTAGAACATCTGATGAAATATCACAAAGTTATATTTCTACTGATTATAAAAATATGTTAAATAGTAATATATTACCACGTACTAGAAGATATATCTGTCCAAATGAAAAATGTATATCCCATACTGAATTAGAAAAACGTGAAGCAATTTTTTTTAGAATAAATAATACTTATAAAATAAAATATATTTGTACAAGTTGTGGTACTGATTTTTAAAAAAAAATTGATTTAATATTAAATTAATATTATATTATAGAAAGAAGTTAAATTTAATTATGAATAAAAAAAAAATAAATAGAATTAGTGAACCATTAGAAGATATAATAGAAAATACAACTATTGATGATGAATTAACAGATGATTCAGTAATAATGAATGATCTTGAATCTTCTGATGATAAAAGTTTAACTAATATTTTAGATGATGAGGATGTCGATGAAGATATTAATTCTATTGAATCTGGAGAATTTGATGATGATTGTTTATATAAATATATTGATAAAGATAGTGATGATGATAATTATACTGATTCATTAGAAGAAGAGGATGATAATAAAATAGATTATATTGCTGATAAAGATAGAATAACTAAACCATATTTAACTATATATGAACGTGTACGATTATTAGGAGATCGAGCTAAACAATTAGCTGGTGGTGCAAAACCAATGATTAAAAATGTTGATCATTTAAAACCAAAAGAAATAGCTGAATTAGAAATAGAGAATAATATTATTCCATTAATTATAGAAAGACCATTACCAAATGGTAAAAAAGAACGTTGGAAAATATCAGAATTAATTAAATTATAAATTATATTCTATTTATTATTTTATCTGCTATTATTTTATTATTTTCTTCCATTAATTTTATTCTTCCATGTTCTTTAAAATTATAATTACAGTTATGCATCCAAGAATATCGATGTTTTCTACAATAATAACTACCACAATTACACTTATATGAAATTATTCCTAATTTTTTTTTACAATTTTCAAAATTACATTTTTTTGTATTCCTTTCCATTATATTATTACTATTAATATAAATTTAATTAATGGTTATAAAATTTCAATTTTTTTTCCTCCATTTATTTTT